GTTGCTCGTTAATATACTTTGGGATTTTGTTATCTAAGAATCTGCTCGTATGACCTACAATTTTATTCTTGTAAGTATAGGGGATAATAATTCTGTTTGACTGTCTGCCAGTATCATTAGGTGTTACTAAGAACGGGTAGTCATTATAATTTATCAGTCTCTTAGACAAGTAATCAACGTATACTTTGTGTAATGAATTATTTACATCTAATATTTCAGCTTCGGGGAGTTTATGTTCTTCAAATTTTATTTTTGTTTTTTGTTTCTTAAGATGAGCAAAATCTAATAGATCCCTATATTGTAAACTTTCTAAACTCCATCGTTGAATTTGAATATCATCTATACCACACCACTTTAATAAACTTTTAGTAATCTCACTAATCTGTTTACCCAATGTGAATCCACATTTAAACCCGCAATTGAAACAAGCATATGACCAATTTTCTCCGTCTTTTTTAACACCACCTCTACCTCTAGTGTCAGATTTGTGCCCACGATGGTGACAGCATATAGCATTAAAGCTATGCCATCCACCTTGTGTTATTTTTTTCTTGCCGGGAATTACTGACAGTATATCAAACATCTATGTAGTATAACATATCTGTCACAGATAAACAACAGTTTAGGTTGATTATCTTGACAAAATATTGGTTACTGCCCCGTTATTACTTTCAAATTGCATTCTAATATACGGGTGATAACCCTGAACTACATAACCTTTTGTATCAGTTTCAGCAGTATAAGTATCGGTTAATATGGGATACCAGTCACCGTCTACAATAGTAGAACCTTCAATAACAATATTTCCATAGAAGTCACTATATTGTGCTTGTAGTGTTAATATAGGACTATCATTTGTATCTATAACACTGGTATAATATGTTAGGTCACTATCACTATTACCTTCAGGGTTAGTATTTGGGAACACTTGTCCAGTAGGAATACTAATCGGCATTGAAGGAATAAAGCTTGGCAATACACTATTAACAATGTTCATATCACCGCGAGCTCCTGCATTGCTGTCAACAAATACAGGATAATCAAACGCTCCTACAGGAATCTCTAATGAATAATAACATTTCTGTGCGTCAATACTTGCCAAATCTGCTGGGTTTAAAAATAATGCGGCAATACCAGTTACTGGTAATTGTAGTGTTAATGCTTTTTGTATAAGGACCTCATTACCTTGATAGTTGATAATTCTACAGACTATTGACTTACCGGTAATATCTACTGGTTTTTGTTCTTGGTTTAGGAACTGAAACTGAATCTGATTATCTACACCTTTATTAAGTGTAAGTGGTTTGGCATACTGAGGCATATAGCTCCTTGGGGAAAATCCTGTTAAAAGTATAACGATTTGTCTTTGTGTATAGACGAAAACTTGAGTTGAGTACATAATGATATTTATCAAAATATATTGCCAGGTATTCCTGTGATAAATATTTCGGTCAATAATTATAATAATGATTCAAAACGAATTTTTCAACAAACTATCTCAAAATCACCCGTTCATAACCATATGTTCATACGCCAACCAAGATTATGTTGGAATAGTACAAAATAGGGATGATATAGTCACCACTATATACGATTACGGAGCTATTATTGATAATATAGCTAAAGAAAAATTCTTAGAATTAGGAGATATTTGGTGGTGGGAAAGTAATAGACTTATACCAATTAACCTGTTCTTAAAAGACGAATGGACTATCTTTAAACCATATCTCAGAACATTCAATAACAAAAGCTTAACCGTGATACACGGCCCCATCTGTAGCATGTCTGAATTAAACAAACGTAGAAGTAAACGCCGTAGTATTACCCTTGTGAAACGGATTTTGTAAGTAAGTTCATGTGAACTACTACTAGTTGGCTATAGGATAGACTGTGACTTTTTTTGAAACTATACCCGTCAGCACCCTTATCCCATATAGTCATACTGACTTCTTTCCAACTTTTACCAATTAAATGCCTTTTAGCTGGACGAATCAATGCCAAGAACATTGCTAGTCTAGGAATACTATTTATAGGTTCAGGCATCTTTTTAATAGATTGATAGTGATTTCCTAGATGAATTAGTTTCTCAACAAATTCTCTGTCATTTAACTTAGCCCAATCGGGTTCTGCCATCAATTCAACTAAATGTTTTTCATCACGTACCTGACTATAAACGTGAACATTTAATAAGTCTAGTTTAAAATACCCTCGTTGTTCAGCTACCACATAATCAATCGCTGCCATATCATTGACTGGATCATAGGGGATATCGGTAACATACACACCAGTAGCATGTTTACGCATAGGGTTAGCATTACGCATTGCCGCCGGTGTATGTTTAATAAGTTGTAATAACTTATCTCTATCACCAAAGTCAATATCAATATCTGAATCAATTCTCATCTTGGAGGTGCTACTAGTTCTGCTTTAATTAATTTAGTATACGCTTTTTGTACAACGATTGCTTGTCTTTCGGCATCTTCTACTGCTTTGTGACTAGTACTATGCCCGCTGTCTTTTAAACTTACGCCTGCAATCTCATACAATGTTCGTGTGTCTCTGATTGTCCAGAACTGCCAGGGAATAGGATTTGGCTTATCACTTACTTGCCGCCAAGCAGACTCCATAACGACACAATCGAAGGATGCACCATTACTCCAGACAGCACGACGGTTCCAACAAAACTTATAAAGGGTCTCCATGCACTCGCTAAATGGCACACGTCCCCCGTCTCCCATAGCTTCTTCAAGTGCTTCAGGGCTCTGCTCACTCCACCATCGTAATGTATCTTCATTAATGCTCCTATTATAAATTTCTGTTTGATCTTCAATTGTAGGACGTAACTCTAATCGTTCTACCACTCCACTACCTTTAGGGTCGAATCTTACTGCGCCAATGGTTAGTATAACACAGTTAGGTGTTGTATCTAAACTTTCAATATCAATCATTATATCATTTGCCATATTATGCCTGCAATGTTTTCCAAATATATTTCTTCTCTAAGTAATCTTGTAGCTTCAATGCTTCTATTTCACTATTAAATGCTACACCTTTAATCTCATACATATCTTCTAGGTATCTAGCGTAATCACCATTAGCATCCTGTGCCCAAGTGGTTAAGTTAATCCACATAATATCAACTTCATCACTCATAAGTAATATGCCTATGCCAACTTCATTGCAACCTATGTCGTTGAATAAAAGGTCAAGTAACTTTTTCTTAGTATCAAATTGTCTAATGTTGTCCCATTTAGGCCATGATACTAGAAATTTACCATCTTGTAAAGATTTTATGGGAAAAGGTGTATTGTTCATTGGAATTTTAATAAAAATATTAGATACTTCTTTTCGTCAACAATCTCATAACCATCTGTTATATTACCATTAACTATGTTCATCTTTAAGCCATATTGTCCAGTAAGATAATCTTCAAAATCATATGCGTCAAACTCTTTGTTCTGTGCCATATATTCTTTACGAACTTTCTTCAATGCTTCCCAATAGTTCCAACGATTTCTACGTTGGTCTATACTTGGATCATCGTCATCGTAGTCCTGTATGTGAGGTATTGATGCCATCAACTCCACCTTAACGTGAACAAAATGTAATCTTTTTCATATCTAAACTTGAAACTGATTAGGTCATCGTCAGTTATACCCCATCTACAATGTCTTTCGTGTTTACCAATATTGGTTTCTAACCATTTAACTATTTCGTTATATTTGTCAAGATGTTTAGCATGTACTGAACATTCATGCCAACCGGGTTTGGTGTTTTCCCATCCAGCATCATAATCGTAATGTTCATATATCATTGCCATCTTAAGATGAACCATTCTAAATCTTTTTTATCACGAAACCAAAACTTAGAATTATTCATATACCATCGCATGTTAGGTGTCCATACACCGTCGTGTGCTGTAGGCCCAAATGTTTCAACCATCCATGCTTCCATTTCTTTCCATTTAGCACCACTAAGTGGTTGTGCAGTCAAATACTCTTGTTCATAAACTGTACCTTCGCTAAAGTAGAAAGAATGCCATCCTAATGCAGACATTAACACTAATGTGTCAATATCTTTAGCCATCTGATCGGCAACTTGATTAACAATTTCTTCTGTTATATTCATCCCCACCTCAACATAAAATAACTAGCATTGCTATCATTATAAAAGGTAAACTTTGTGTGGTGTTCTGTAATAGGAATATAGCTGAAGTTATCATATTCTGCTTTGTGATATGCAAACTCAAAATCAACACCTGGAATCCAACCTATTTCCTTTAGTTCTTCTAATATAACTAAAAGTCTATTCACATTGATATCATAAAGTATTACAGTATTTACGTTAGCCACATCTCAACTCAAATAAGATAGCATCACGCTCATCGGTGAAATAAAAATCCATATAATCTTCGGTTGAGTGTGTTTCAAACTTATCGCCTGGTAAACCAAACTGCGTTATTGCCCAAGCACAAGTTTCATTCCAATCTATAATATCTCCCTTTTTCCAGGATATACGAACTCTAGTACCCGCCAGCATTCAATAACTCCTTAACTTGTTTCACATTCTCAGGCTCACGATTGAACTTGATCTTCCATAGTTCTGGATTGATATAATCAATAACCATCTTCACGTGTGATTCATTCAAACTATCTAAAAACTTTACACCACTATCACTCTGATACAATATCCATGGACTAATTTTACCATTAGTAATGCTATGACATACCTTATTAATATTGCCGTAACGTAAATAGTCCTTAGATAGTATACCTTCTTTTTCTGCTAAATCTATAGTAGTTTGGACACTGCGTGTAATCGCATCAAACGGATCTTCACTACGTAAATACTCAATTAAATATTTTGTATATACATTATCAGTTGCCCATGTATCAACTTTGATTTGATTCTTTAATAACCAATCTACATATCTGCTAACATTGATTGCATTAATATTTGCACAATGACTTCCAAACTTAACAAAGGCTGTATAATAGGCACTGCGAATAAATTCTTCATATGTCTTTGCTTTTTTAGTTGAAGTATTCTTCTTATAAAATTGTATCCAAGCTTGAAATCCAATACGATTGCCCTGTAGGTCTTTATTCATCCAACGTTGTTTGTTCTCACAAAGGTGTTTAGCCATAGTAGATTCACGTAGGAATTCTCTATTGCAAAAATCACAACCATACTTGATTGTTTTATCAGTTGCCTCTGTCTTTTTCGTATTGAGTGATATCTTCATCTGTAACCGTCTGGCTTAGTACTTCTATGTCTGCTATTTTTAAATGGGGATAGATTTGTGCTAAATGCATTTTCTTTTTCTGCTCTTGCACAAATGCTTTTGAATATTCTGTGATATCTTCACTATTTGTTTTGGGATAAATTTTTGTAAAATATTCTTTAGTATCTTTCAATACTGCAGGTTCTTTTAACAAACTTACACGTTCTTTAATCTGAGGCAACCACTGATGATATTGTTTACCTAATCCAGGACTTGCCGCACATAACATGTACCATTGTAGTTTAGGATGCTTACTAACATTTTCATTAAAGAAATATTTGTTAGCATTATATTCTGTACTCATCACATAATAACCTGCAATATCTCCGGAACCCTTTACATAACTTAACCATTTGATTAACATGAATGGCACAAACTTTCGCTGTTGTTCAGGCGTAAGTCTGTCGTAATAACCATAGTCTTTCTTGTCTAGTGCCGCAATAGCTTCAAACAAGTTAAAGTCTTGATTCTCTAGTTTCTCATCAGCTGGAATAATCTTTTTAGTTGCCATCAAAAAGCCTGACTATAATCCACAATCTCACAATTTCTACTAATCTCTTTAACAAAATAAACACATCTAGGCTTAGGTCCATCATCTAGCGGTACACATAAAAATTGTCCGTTCTTTAATCGAGGGGCATACCATGTAACATCATGGTAAATATCTACAATCTCAATAGGTACAAAACTTGGACTGAAACTTGTTAATGGATTAAACTCAAACGCATTGAAACCTCTGTCATTGATGCTTGTTAACGGTAATGTTTCTAAATCTCCGTGTTCTTGTTCACCAATTAATATCTGCCAATCAATAGGCATCTTAACAGTGCTGTTGCCAATCTTTAATACAAGTGCAGGACTATTAAATGATTCTAAAAAGATGAGTGGTATGTAATGATAATCTACGTTACTTGGGTTACTATTATCTAGTATTGCAAATCGCAAGTCATCAATTTCTTCGGGAAGTGTTTCTAGGTTATAGAATTCGTTGTCTAATGTTAATATACGCATGTTGTTATTGTATCATATTCTTATCTGTATGTCAACTTTTCTAAGTCAAACGGGTAGTTTGCTTCTTTATAAAAAGATTTACGTTGGGTTAAATGTCGTTTGGCAAACTTACAACTGCTTGTTACATCCCAAATTTGTACAAAGTCTTTATCTTCTGCTTTACGAATGCCTCTACCGATGCTTTGGATAACACGGACGAAGGATTTTCCAGGTTCAATGAGAACCAGATTAAAAATACGAGGTATGTTGATACCAACAGCAGCCACACCATAAGTCGCAACAATGATTTTATTTGTGCTGGTTGCAATTTCATCATATTCTTCTTTCCTATCAACCATATTAGTAGCACCACTGACGAACACACTGTCCGGTAACCTACTAATAATTTCCTTACCTGCATTAACTCTATCAACTAGAACCAAGACATTACCACTCTCTTTAATCTTTAATATCAATTCAGCAATAGCATCAAGTCTATTTGTATCCTCAAGTAAATGTTTTAATTCACTTTGATAATTACTAAACTCTACATCATCTTTTAATTGAACAATGTTTACGTGACATTGTGCCAGTACACCTTGATCCTGTAACTCACTTGCACTTAGTTTACTAATGACAGGACCTAAACTTACAAACAATGATTGTGCTTCAAATTTAGCTTTAGGAATAGTTCCAGTCAATCCCCAACGAATAGGAACTTTAGCAAACGTACCAGTAAGCAATGTTTTAAGTGCGTCTGCTTTGGCCATATGAACTTCATCAACCATCACACATACAACACCTTCAATAAAGTCCATGATATCTGCTTCTCCTGCTTTTGTTTTCTTAAGCATATTGTTAAGACTTTGCCAAGTACAGATGGTATGTGTTTTGTTGTATTCTTTACGATCACCAAAGTATACACCAACGTCTAATCCAAGATTAATGTAATCTGCTTCTGTTTGTGTTACTA